CTCCGTAGTAACTGGCACTGCGGCTGCAACTGCTGGCACTATTAACGGCGCTCACATTTCTTTGAGTGTTGACGGCTCTGCTGCCACTATTTCTGGTGCGGCTAACGCTATTCGTGCTACTTTGGGTGGCAGTGATGCAACCCCCGGCGGTACTTTGGCTGTTATCCAATTGGACACTGCCTACACAGTTAACGCTTCTTTACCTGCTACAGCCTCGTTTATTCGCGTGTCTGACAGCGGCTCAAACACAGGTGAAATTCCTTTGTTGATGAATATTGAAACTGCTCCCGCTGCCACAATTGCACCCGCTGCAACCAGCGTAACTACTGTGTCTAAAGCAATCAAAGTAATGATTGGCGGCACTGTGTATTACGTCCCTGCTTACGCTTCATTCGCATAATGCAGATCACCAAGGAATTCTTGGTTTGCGAGATCGAGGAACTTGAGCGAGAAGCAGAAAAGGCTCGTACTTTTTTGATTCAAGCTCAGTCCACGATCTCCGCATATCGGATGTTGATTGCCCGCATTGAAGCACCCGAACCCGCGCCCTTGGAGGAATAATGGCCGTCATTTATCTCACACATCCTGTTCATGGCGCTAAAGTAGCCACTATGGATATTGAAGCAGAAGCTGATGAAAAAAATGGCTGGATTCGTTATAATTCAGACACGTCTTCTGAACTTGAAGCGGCTCCTGTGAACGTGCTGGAAGTTAAACGCCGTAGAAAAACCACAACTGAGGTTTAAGCATGACAACGTACACCGCTGGCGAACAAATCAATCGGGCGCTTCGGCTCCTTGGCGTGCTTGCTGAAGGTGAAACGCCCTCTGCATCGGTTTCCCAAGACGCTTTGATGGCGTTTAATCAAATGATCGATAGTTGGAATACAGAGCGTTTGGCTGTGTTTTCTACGCAAGATCAAGTCTTTACATGGCCTGCAAGTTTTATTAGCCGCACGCTTGGCCCGTCTGGTGACTTCGTTGGCCTGCGCCCGATTTTACTGGACGATGCTACATATTTTAAAGCGGCCAACAATGTGTCGTATGGCATTAAAATGATTAACCAACAGCAGTACAACGGTATTGCTGTTAAGACCGTAACGTCCACTTACCCACAAGTGATGTGGGTCAACATGACGTTTCCTAACATTGAGATATACCTTTACCCAAGACCTACGCAGGACTTAGAGTTTCACTTTGTGTCGGTTCAAGAACTAACGCGCCCTGCTGATTTGTCAACGGTGATGTACTACCCACCAGGCTATTTGCGTGCGTTTACATACAACTTGGCCATGGAGTTTGCCCCTGAGTTTGGCGTTGAGCCAAGCCAGCAAGTGCAGCGCATTGCTATGACATCTAAGCGTGATTTGAAGCGCATTAACAACCCTGATGATGTGATGGCGTTGCCTTACGCATTGGTGGCCAACCGCCAGCGTTTCAACATCTATGCCGGTAATTACTAATGAAAACGCCGATTCTTGGATCGTCTTATGTAGTGCGGTCTGTCAATGCGGCAGACAATCGCATGGTCAATTTGTTTCCCGAAATTATTCCTGAGGGAGGCAAAGAGCCAGCGTTTTTAAACCGCGCACCAGGCTTAAAATTACTTAACACCGTTGGCACTGGCCCAATCCGTGGTCTGTGGGCGTTTTCGCCAGATGATGGCATTGGCTTTGTTGTTTCGGGCACCCAGCTTTACAAAATTAACAACAGTTATGTAGCTACTTTAATTGGCTCTGTTGGCGGTACTGGGCCAGTCAGCATGGCTGACAACGGCACGCAATTGTTTATTGCTTGCAATGGCCCTAGCTACATCTATAACGCCACCACAGAAGCGTTTGGTCAAATTTCTGATCTTGATTTTCCCGGCGCTGTAACTGTGGCTTACTTGGATGGTTACTTTGTGTTCAATGAGCCAAACAGTCAAAAACTGTGGGTAACACAGCTTTTGGATGGCACATCTATTGATCCCCTTGATTTTGCCAGTACCGAAGGTTCACCTGACGGCCTGCTTGCCGTGGTGTCTAACTTTCGAGAAATATGGGCGTTTGGCACAAACTCGATTGAAGTTTGGTTTGATTCTGGCGCGACAGACTTTCCTCTCCAGCGCATTCAAGGCGCATTTAATGAGTTGGGTTGCGCAGCGCCTTACTCTATAGCTAAGATGGACAACGGCCTGTTCTGGCTTGGCCGTGACCGCCGTGGCCAAGGCATTGTCTACCGCGCTAATGGTTACACTGGCCAGCGCATCTCAACCCATGCGGTTGAATGGCAAATTCAACAATATAGCAATATGTCGGACGCTATTGGTTACACATATCAGCAAGACGGCCACAGTTTCTATGTATTAGTTTTTCCTACCGCTAATACCACTTGGGTTTACGATGTAGCAACGCAAGCCTGGCATGAACGTGCGGGATGGAGTAACGGCGCGTTTACTCGGCATCGAGGCAATTGCCAGATGGCGTTTAACAACAAAATCCTTGTTGGCGACTTTGAAAATGGCAATGTTTACGCATTTGATTTAACCGATTACAGCGACAATGGCGGCATTCAAAAATGGCTTCGCACATGGCGTGCGCTGCCTACTGGTCAGAACAATCTGAAGCGTACCGCCCAGCACAGTCTGCAATTGGACATTGAGTCTGGCGTGGGTTTAAATTTAGGCCAAGGTGAAGATCCGCAGGTCATGCTTCGTTGGTCAGATGATGGCGGGCACACTTGGTCAAATGAACATTGGTCACCAATCGGTAAAATTGGCGAATACTATAAGCGCGTGTTTTGGCGACGTTTGGGAATGACATTAAAGTTGCGTGATCGCGTCTATGAAATATCGGGCACTGATCCTGTGAAGATTGACATCATGGGCGCTGAACTTATTTTGAGTCCAACGAATGCCTAGCCCTAACGCTACGCCAACGCCAATCACACCCCCACGGGTGCCGTTGGTTGACCCTCGCACGGGCTATATTGACCGTGCTTGGTATTTGTTTTTCTTGTCGCTTAACAATGTTGCTACGGCGGTTATTGACGATTCTAGTATTACGTTTAGCTCTGAGTCGGTAATTGCCTCTTATGAGGCGGCTTTGTTATCGGTCAATCAAGAACTGCAAACCTTACCGCCAACGATTGATTCAAGCGCTGAATTGATTAAGCAAATTCAAGACGCTAATCTTGTTGATTGTTGTTCTGCCTTAGTGTCTCAAACGGCTGAAATGCAAAAGCAGATTGAGGCTTTGCAAGTGCAGCCGGTCATTGACGTTGGTTTAATTAGCGCGAGCATTGCAGCGTTGTCTAGTGTGCCAGTGACCGAAACGGCTGACTTTACGGTTGGAAGCAGTGCTTGGTACATTAACAACAAGTCAGGCTCGACTTGCACCGTGACCTTGCCTTCTGCGGCTACCTACACTGGTCGTTATTTGACTTTTAAGAACATGCAGGCGCAGACTTTGGTGTCTGCGTCAAGTAATGTTGTGCCGATTGACAGCACCAGCGCAGGCACCGCAATCCTCTTGGCAGTTGTAGGAAATTGGGCGACAATGGTGTCTGACGGCACAAATTGGATCATCATGCAACAGGCCGCTAACAATTGCCTATTATTGGAGTAAACCATGACCGTATCAGTGAAGGTACTTGTACCCGCAAAATTTGCCGAAAACTCGCAAACAACCCAGTACACCGCGACTGGCGTGACTGCCATTATCGACAAGTTTACTGCCACCAACATCAGCGCATCAGCGGCCACAATCAGCGTGAACTTGGTAACAACCGCAGGCTCTGCGGGTAACACCAACTTGATCACCAAAACCAAGACGCTTCAGGCATCTGAGGTTTATACGTTCCCAGAACTTGTTGGCCAAGTGCTTGGCATTGGTGATTTCATCAGTACAATTGCCGGAACAGCCAGCGCAATCAATATCCGCGTCAGCGGTCGTGAGGTGACCTAAATGGGCTTTTTTAAAGACTTATCCTTTGATGCTACAAGAACAAGGATGATGGATTACTTAAAAAGTAATCCGGGGGCAAGCGATGCAAGTATTGCTAAAGCCATGGAGACTTTAGGTGTTTCCCCGTCCGACATGTCAAAAATTGTTGGTGTGCCAGAAGGTCAGATTGCGGCCCGTGTGGCGGCTACTGTTTCTCCTGGTATGTCGGTAACGCTTGGCGACACCGTTCTTGCTCCTCAGTACCGCACTACTGGTTCTGGCATGGATGAGCAAATTGGTGCTCTTGAAACTTTTACCACATCTAAATCTAATGGCGATGTTAACTATAAAGCTCCTGTTGGAACACCAGTAAACATTTACAGCCCTACTGGTGAACTTGTTAACACAGTAAAAACTAAAAAAGATTTATCGTTTGTTGGCGGTTTTGTAGACATGCTAAAAGACCCAGTTGTCCAAGCCGCCGTATTAGGTGTTGCTGGCGGTGCTGGCGTTTTTGATAGTTTATTAGGTCCAGCAGCAGGTGCTGAGGGCATCTTTTTAGGTGAAGGCGTAGCTTCTGGAGTGCCCGCTTTTGATGCGGCGTTTACATCCGCAGGTGGAACATTTAACCCTGCTTTTGGTTTGCCTGTTGGCAATGGGGCGTTTTTAGGTGAAGGTGTGCCAACTGGAATTAACGCTTGGGATACTGCTTATACAAATGCAGGCGGAACACTTAATCCCGCTTTTGCATTAGGGGTAGATGGTTTAGTAGGAACACCAACAACAGTAAATGCGCTTGCCCCTCCAGTTGTAGTTCCCCCCGGCGGTACCCCTCCTGTAGTCGCAGCACCTCCTGTAGTTACGCCGCCAGTTGCTCCTCCAGTTGTCACCCCTCCTGTGGTTACGCCGCCAATTATTCCTACAAATTTAGCCTCTTTGGCAACGCCTTTGGCTATTGCTGCAACTGCGTTGACGGGCGCAGACGCTGCAAAAAGTGCGGCTGCAACTCAGGCTGATTCGGCTAGAGAAGCCAATGAATTGCTCTACAAGATGTACCAAGAACAGAAAGGTCTTCAAGAGCCTTTCCGTGGTGCAGGCATTACGGCGCAGAACAGGCTGCTTGACTTGTTGGGCTTGAGCCAAAATAGGGGCGCAGAAGGCTTTGGTAAGTACGGCAAAGACTTCAGCATGTCCGACTTTACGGCTGACCCTGGCTATGCTTTCCGTTTGGCTGAAGGCCAAAAAACACTTGATCGACAAGCCGCTGCTCGCGGTGGTCTGATCTCTGGCGGTGCGTTGAAAGCCGCCACACGGTACGGTCAAGACATGGGTTCGCAAGAATATCAAAACGCGTTCAATCGCTACCAAACAAACCGTGCTAATCAATTGCAACCTTTGGGCAGTTTGCTTAGTAGCGGTCAAGCAGCGGCAAGCAATCAAGCGGCGGCTGCGGGCAATTACGGCACGCAAGCAGGCGGTAACATAACTGGCGCAGGCGCGGCAAGTGCAGCGGGCCAAGTTGGAAGTGCCAATGCTTTGACAAATGCGTTAAGCGGTTACTTGAATTATTCATCTAGCCAGAATCTGGCTGATGCTATTCGCAAATCTACATACGGCGGGTAAGGAACGACTATGGCTCTCGATCCATCTATTGCATTGGGCGTGCGCCCTCTCCAACTGCCAGACCCATTGGCGCAAATGGCGCAAGTCTCGCAGATTCAAGCTGCCCAGCGTCAAGGTGAAGCCGCCCAACGCCAAAACGAAATGGCTCAGATTCAACTTGAACAGTTGAAGCAAGACCGCATGGAAATGAAAAATTTTCAAAGTCAACTTGAGAAAAGTGGTGGAAATCCTGATTTGGACTTGTTGGCCAAAACCATGCTCAAGTCACCTAAATATTTTCAACAAGGTGTTGAGCTGACTAAGAAGCTCAAAGAGCAAGCTGATTTTGAGCGCGTTGGTAAAAGCCTTTACCCTGAGTTGTTTGGCGCGGCACCTACCGCCGCGCCTATCGCCGCACCTGCCGCCGCACCCGCGCCTTCAATGATGCGCCAGCCTGCTGTTGCACCAGCCGCGCCAACGCGAGATATGTTGGGCACTGGCATGTACGGCATGCAACCCACAAATGCTTTAGCGCCTAATGTTGCACAGGCCGCGCCTGTCAATGCGTTAGCCGCTAGCGTTGCGCCTACAGAGCCTACTGGTAAGACCGCAGATCAACTGCGCCGTGAAATTATTATGTTTAGCCAGTCTGGCGATCCCCGCGCAAAAGCAATGACGGAAATGCTTAAAGCTCAGTTAACTGAGGTAAGTAAAACAGCGCCGGACGCGACGTTAATGAAGCAGTTAGGTTACCCGTTAACGAAAGCAGGCTATCAAGCATTCCGCGATGCACAGCGGCCAGATCGTTTGCTTACACCTGAAGAAGAAGCGCAAAAATTGCGTATAGCTGTCGCAAGCCGTGCCCCTGGTACAACTGTTAATGTCAGTACAGAGCGAAAGTACGGGGAAGCGTTTGGCAGCAAACTTGCAGATGTAGACATTACTAAAATGACTACTGCTGAAACAGCGCCAGCAATGGCTGAAAACGCTAATCGAATTATTGGTCTGGTGAAACAAGGCGATGTATTTACAGGCCCGATTGCCGACGTTAAGTTAAATCTTGCGCGCGCGTTAAACGTAGCAGGCGCTAACAATGAAGAAAAAATTGCTAACACTGAACTGCTTATTGCAGGAACAGGCCAAAGCACTTTAAATGCAATTAAAGGCGCTGGTTTGGGTACTGGACAAGGATTTACTGATAAAGATCTTAAATTCTTGCAAGGTATTGCGGGCGGCACAATTGGTTTGACTCAAAAAACCCTTACGGACTTGGCCACACTACAACACCGTGTTGCAACAAGCAGCGCAGCCGCTTGGAACAAACGGGTTGGAGAAATACCAAAAGAAGTGGTGCAAGGCACTGGCCTATCTGTCACACCAATTAAAGTGCCTCCACTATCATCGATTATGGGCGGCGCAACGCGTCCAGCAGGTGTCGGCACTAATTGGACATTTGAAAGCGATGCCGCAGGCAACAAAGCATGGGTTAGCCCAGATCGTAAATCATTCAAAGAGGCACAATAATGGCTTTTGATCTTAGCACCGCCGCGCCAGTCGCAACTGGTGGATTTGATCTTAGTACCGCAAAGCCAATACCAAGCGGTGGCGGCATCCCCGGCCCCCGCCGTGCTTGGTCTGACGTGCCCGGCGAAGCCTTGGCTAATGTTGGTACAAGCGCGCAAAAGTTTTTTGGCGGCGTTGTTGAAGCGGTTACTAGCCCTTTACAAACAGCCAAAGGCGTTCTTGACATCGGCGCTGGCGCGCTTCAAAACGTATTGCCTAAGAATGTTGTTGATTTTGTCAATCAATTTGACGCGCATCCAGAAGCCGCGCAACAGGCAGTTAAAGTTGCTAACGCTGTTGGCGGTATGTACAAAGAGCGTTATGGCAGTATTGAAGGCTTAAAAAATACGCTTGCTACTGACCCAGTAGGCGCGGCGGCAGACATTTCTACTTTGTTTTCTGGCGGCGCGGCGGCTACGACAAGAGTAGCGCCTGGTGTATCTAAGATTTTAAGCACCGCTGCTAAATTGACCAACCCTATGACTCCAGTCATTGCAGGGGTCACTAAAGCAGGCGCGCCTGTCGCGTCTGCAATAGGTAAAACGGTAGAGGCCCTTAAAGGCGAATTACCAACCCAAAAAGCCGCTAAGATTGCCCGCGAAGCTGCTGGCCCAGCACTTGAGGATATTCGCGCTGCTGCGATAAATGCACCTTCAAATCTTACCGCCGCGCAAGCAATTTCAGGTGTTACTGAACGCGCGCCAGCCATGCAGGCTTTAGCCGCTGATGTTCAATCTACGCTTGCGGGAACCCAAAAGTTTTTTCCTAAACAAGAAGCCGCGATTCGTGGTCGTGAAGCCGCTATTCAAGCAGTTACACCGGATAAAGCAGCGGCTATTGCAGCCCGCACGCAAGCAACAACGCCGCTGTATGAACAGGCAAATAAAGCCGCTGCACAAATAAGTCCTGAATTGCAAAGCGTATTTGAACGATTTCCATCAGGAACATTAGAAAAAGCCGCCGAAATTGCAAGGATGGATAAACGTCCTTTTATTATTGGCGAAACTAAACTCGCTCAAGAAGTTCCAACAGGACTTCTTACTGCGGGAGGCCAACCTTTTACAAAAACCGTCCCCGCTACAACTGCGGCCATTTCTGGCGAATCATTGCACTATATTAAACGTGCGTTGTCCGATATTGCAAATGCGTCGCCCGCCACCGGTATTGGCAGAGATACGCAAGCCGCTGCCAGAAATGTATTGACGGACTATTTAAAAGTAATTGAAAGCCCTGAAGTATTGCCTGTTTATGGCGCAGCGCGGCAAACTTTTGCAAAAATGTCTGAGCCTGTCAACCAAGCACAAGTTCTTAACGAAATGCTTTCTGTGCTTCAAAAGCCAGGCGGCGGCGAACGTGTTCAACCATTTTTAAACGCCCTTGGCCGTGGTGAAGAAGCACTTTTAAAACGCTCGACTGGTCAACCTCGCTACACTGAGTTGGGTCAAGTGTTAACCGAGCCACAAATGGGTGTGGTGCAAAAAGTTGCGGGTGAGATGACGCGGGATGTACAAATGGCTGCGCAAGCTAGAGCAGGTCAAAATGCGTTAACGGAAATTTTAAGCCGCAACTCACAAAGCGCTAAGAAGTTTATCCCTAACTTTATTGATGCCAAAGCAGCGATTGCGCGTGAAACAACCTCGCTTCTTGAAGGTAAAGTTAACGAAAAAACAATTGGCCTTTTGACCGACGCATTTGAAAGCGGTAAAAGTCTTTCTACGTTGCTAAACAAAATTCCGTTTAAAGAGCGCAATGAAGTTTTACGTGCGATTGGCGATGCCCAAGGTCGGTTAAGCCCCGCTAAGTTAACTGCGTTAGGATTAAGCGCAAACGCGCTTGCGCCTGAAGTACAGGATAAAAATGCTTTAGCGCCATACCGCGTTGATTTAAGCGGAATGGCTAACAAATAATGGAATCGCAGGTTCTATTTAACATCGCCGTAAGTCTGGCGGGGTTCTTAGGTGGTTGGGTGTTAAACAACATCTACCGTTCCTTGGAACGCCTCGACACCGACGTGCGGGCCATGCCACTCAACTACGTCACGCGGGATGACTATCGGTCTGACATGCGTGAAGTCAAAGAAATGCTTGGTAAGATTTTTGATAAACTAGACAATAAAGTGGATAAATGAGTTGGCTTCTTGTGGTGATGTTAATACCACAAGTTTCTGAATACCGTTGTGTGCGGTGGGCGTGGACAGGTGATGTATACAATCGCAAAGTAGTATGCCTTAAGTGGGAAAAGGTTGAGCGAAAATGATTGATCTTACTAAAGCCATTGGAGCAGTCGCCGCTAGTGTTGCCGCGCTAGGGGGCAGTTACACGCTTGCCGATAAGTTTGGTTGGTTTGACAGAGCCATCATTGAGTGGTCGCCAGAGAATTTTAAAATCGTGTCGGAAGTTGGACAGCCCATCAACGTCACAGTTGCAAGAATAAAAAAACGGGACGACTGTTCTGTTGAAAGTTTTACACCAAACATCCGTGATGCGGCAGGCATGGTACATGAAGTGACCACCACCGCAAGCAAGTTTAGCGGCCCAGCAGGCCCAGAGATTGACACGTTTACCTATCAACTTACGGCAGTGGGAAAAGAAAAGATTGCACCCGGCAAAGCCACATTGTTAGCGACCATCAAATACAAATGCCCAGAGGGTGAGCGTATTGTGCAGTACCCTCGCCATGCAAACCTAAATTTTGAGTTGAAATGATAGATCCCTTAATTGCTTTAGAAGGGTTACAGCAAGCGATAGGACTTGTCAAAAAGGCAAGCAAAGTCGCTAACGATCTGGCGGGGCTGGCCCCTATGATCGCTAAGATGTTCGACGCCAAAAGCGTGGCGACCAGATCCATGGTTGAGGCCAAGCGTTCTGGCAACAAGTCAAACCTTGGCGTAGCATTACAAATTGAGATGGCGCTTGATGAGGCCAAGCGCTTTGAAGCCGAGTTACAAATGCTTTTTATGCAGACTGGCCGCATAGACGTGTGGAACAACATCAAACAGCGCCAGCAACAGATGGATCTTGAAGACGCGCATCTAGCGCGCCAAGCCAAGGCCGAAGAAAAGAAACGCAAAGAAGAAGAAGATGAACAGTTGGCGTGGGCGGTTGGTATTGTTGTCATCGTCATGCTAATTGGTGCTGTTGGTTGGGGCATTGCTGAGATTAGCGATATATGCGCCCGATCAAGGTGTGGGCGGTGAATGAGTACCAAAAGCAATTTGACCTGTTTCTCAAAGTGTTTGTACGCTTGTGCATCGCTTGGTGGGTGCTTGGACTGCTTCGATTTTTGCCTGACGATTTGTCAAACAAGATTGTCAATAAACTACTTGGAATGATTGGACTGTAATGTTAACTCTACTCTCAACCTTAATCTCTTTCTTAATGGGCGGCCTGCCCAAGCTGTTGGATTTCTTTCAAGACCGCGCCGACAAGCTGCATGAACTGGCACTGGCTCAAATGCAGATTACCCGTGAGCTTGAACTGCGCAAGGCTGGCTTCGAAGCGCAAGAACGCATTGAGCATATACGTTCTGAGCAGTTGGAAACCGAAAGCGCGGCGGCCACCAGTCAGGCCATCATTGGTGCCCAGCAGGCAGAGATGCAGGCCATTTACGCTCACGATGAAAGCCTGAACGAAGGCACATCCACATGGATGCGAAACCTGCGCGCCAGCGTTCGCCCAGTTATTACCTATGGGTTCTTTTTTCTGTTAGTCTTTGTTGACGTTGGCTTGTTTGCCTACGGTTGGCACAATGGCGTTACTTTTGTGGAGTTGGCCGAGATGCTGTGGGACTCTGACACCCAGGCACTATTTGCTAGCATCATTGCATTCCACTTTGGTGGTCGGGCGTTTGGCAAATGAATGTCTCTGCCAAAACCATTGAGATGATCAAACACCATGAGGGTGTTCGATTTAAACCATACCAGTGCCCAGCAAAGCTGTGGACAATAGGAGTAGGCCATGTTCTTTACCCAAATCAAGGCAAGATGCCAATTGATCAAAGAGGCGCTTATGCGCTTCACCCAGAAGATAACCGAGCGTTTTCAAAAGACGAAGTAGATGCAATTCTTCGAGCCGATCTGGATCGCTTTGAGCGGGGCGTGGAGCGTTTCTGCCCTGTCCCTCTTACACAAGGGATGTTTGATGGCCTTGTGTCTTTTAGTTTTAATGTCGGTCTGGGAACACTACAGCGTTCGACGCTTCGTCAAAAAGTTCTTCGGCTTGACAAAGAAGGCGCAGCCGAAGAACTATTGAAATACTGCATGGCGGGCGGCAAAGTCCTTAGAGGCTTGCAAAACCGCCGCATAGACGAGCGCCGCCTATTCCTTAGTTAGCGCCCTGTACGCCTCTATGGCGGTCTTTAGATCGCATTGTAGGTGCTGTATGCGGTCGTCTTGCTCACACAGCTTGGCGTAGGCTTCTTGCGCAAACTTAACCAAGTTGGCTTGGCCCCATGTTGCAAAGTCTGGCGAGTTAGTCATTAAGTTCCTTCTTAGACGGCGCGTCCAATTCACGGCGGTAATACTTGGCTGGCATTTTAGCGTTCTTGTCCAACTGCTTGCGCAGCCATTCGGCACCGCCAAGTTCTTGCAAGATCATCCAATGTCTGTCAGACATTCGGACTTGTCGGCCTAGTAGGGGTTCAGGTGGTTTGGGGCGCGGCATTTATCTGACTCTCCTAAGCTCAAACGCTTTCTCAGGTGGCGGCGGTGTCATGCCTTCGCTGGGCGGTGTCCAGCCGTGTTCGCGCCAGAGCGCCTGCACGTCTGAGCCGCGCTGGTAATTAAATGCACGGTCTTGCAGACTCTTGCTTGGGTAAGTCACTTTGGTGCCTTCTGGTGGTGTCCAGTTGATCATTGTGTTGCTCCTTTAAGTAGTTCTAATCTCTCCCGCGCTACGCGCAGGGTGTTATAGCGCTGGTGAAGGCGCTCAAGCATGCTGACGCGCTTTGCGCCATCACGTTCCTCGTTGAGCAGTCTGAGAACCTCGTCTTCGCTCATCCTGCTAAGTTGGCTGTTAAGGCTTCGCCAAGTGTTTGTCAATTTTTCTCTCCA